TGCCAGCGGGCAGTGCTATTGCATGGCGTGCAGCCACGAATGGATGGGTGTATGGCCCGTGGGCACTACCGAAATGGAATGCCCTGAGTGCAAGAGCATGCGGGGGCGTAGCAAGTACGACTACGCTCCGGCGAAGGGCGCACAGGTCTGGTCCTGCATGCTCTGCGGAAACCAACTATTCAACCTGCTACCTGATCGCGTGCACTGTCCGGGGTGCGGCTGTCAGTGGGATTATGAAGACCTCAAGCCTTGACACCAGTATTTGACAGTGTATAATTTAATTTCGTTCAACGTAAATCAAAAGGAACCCCATGAGCACCGAACAAGAAGACGTAGTTCTCCTCCTGCAATTAGAGGAGAAAGTTACCCGCCGTATCCGCAGCCAAATTCGGCTGATGGCGACGATGTACCACTCCCCCAGCGCGGCAGTCACCGACCAAATTGCCGATGACCTGCTGGACCCAGCTGCCATATACGGCACGCTGGTTGCGAACATTCGGACCTCGCTCCTCAACGACCCAACATTTATCACGGAAATGACCCGCCGCGTTGGGCAGCGCATTTCGCAAACGTACTGAGGAGGCCGCATGACTACCGAAACAGAAACCCCCAAGCCGATCGACGCTCAGAAGCTGGTGAGCGTCTACATCAAAATCCGTGACGCCAAAGCCGCCAAGACCAAGGAGATGGAAGCTGAGATTGCTGTGCTCGACACGCAGTTGGAGACCATCGAGACTGAGCTGCTGGAGCTGTGCAAGGCCACTGGCCAAGATGGCGGCAAGACACAATTCGGATCGTTTCGACGGTCCATCAAGACGCGTTACTGGACGTCCGATTGGGATGCCATGTACCGCTTCATCAAAGAACACGACGCCCCGCAACTGCTGGAGCGCCGCGTAAGTCAGACCACCTTCAAGGAATTCTTGCAGGAGAACCCTGACAAACTGCCCGAAGGTATGAACGTAGATTCCCGCTACGCGATTACCGTAACCCGTGCCCGTTAAACCTAGGAAATCAACATGAGCAATATGACACTTTTCAAATCCGGTTCCGTCGTTCCTGACTACCTGCGCGAAGCCGCAGACTCCACAACCAAAGACATTGCAGGCTCCTCTGGCGGCAAGCAAATCTCCATCAAGGGCGGCGTATGGCGCATGGTGGTGGGCGGCGAAGAGGTCGCCAAGAACGAAGATCGCGCCATGAACTTGGTGGTGATCTCTGCCGGTAAGGGCGTGTCCCGCACGTTCTACGCTGAGAAATACGAAGAAGGCAAAGACATCAAGCCCGCGTGCTGGTCGGCCGAAGGCGTTGTGCCCAACGAAGAAGTCACCGAGCCACAAGGCAAGACCTGCGCTACCTGCCCACAAAACATTGAGGGCTCCGGCGACGGCAAGTCCCGCGCCTGCCGATACAGCAAGCGTTTGGCTGTGGCTTTGGAGAGCGATATCGGTGGCAACATCTACCGCCTGTCGGTTCCCGCCAAGTCGTATTTCGGCAAGGCCGAAGGCGACAAGATGCCTCTGCAGGCCTACGGCAAGTTCCTGTCTGGCCACGGTATCCCAATCACTGGTGTGGTGACCGAAGCTCGCTTTGACACTGCCGAAGCTGTGCCGGTGCTGAAGTTCCGCGCTGTGCGCCCACTGACGCAAGAAGAGTGGACGCTGGCCAAGGAGCAGAGCCAGACCGAAGAAGCCATGCAGGCGGTCGAGTTCAAGATGGTGCCAAGCAAGAAGGAAAACCAGCCGGCGCTGCCCGCAGCGTTTAAGGACGCCGACGTGCCCGCCAAGGCCGCTCCCGAGAAGGTGGAGGCCGAAGAGGTTGCTGAGCCCGTCAAGCGCCCCGCCAAGGCAAAAGCCGAAGCAACCCCTGCTGCATCCAAGAACGTGGCTGACATCCTGAACGACTGGTCGACCGACGATGAGTGAGCGAACCCGAGGGTACGACTCCCTATTCATCCGCAGGGTAGAAGACGCTGATCAGAAGCCCACTGTTATGCAGTTGGCGGATGCATGCATCGAGAAAAACGTGGCGATCACTGACGTGGCTGCCATGTTCGGTGTGTCGCGCGCGACCATCTACAACTGGATGACTGGCCGGACCTCACCGCACCCTCGGCACATGGCGCTTATCCCGAAGATCACAGCCCGCTTGCTCAAGCGTAAGTGATCGCGCCCAGCGGGGCGGCAGGACAACCTGCCGCCCCTTTTTTGTTCCAGTTACCCGTGAGGTTATGTGACTGACTTTCTCAACTCCGTTCTGCCCACTCAGGGCGTGTATTGCACGGTGGGGATACGGGCCGGTGTGGTCAAGCAGTCGTTCCAAGAAACGATTGAAGCGGTCGATGCCGTAGGCGGCACGATGGATTCCAGTGGGGTCGATGCGTATTTCGCGCTGGCCTCCTACAAGGATGATTCCGCCCGCACAGTAGACAACGCAGCATTCCTGCGTGCGTTCTTTCTCGACCTCGACTGTGGCATGGGTAAGCCCTATGCCGACCAACCCGCAGCGGCGCAAGCGCTGTCCGTATTCATCTCCGACACCGGGCTGCCGAGCCCCATGGTGGTCAACTCTGGTGGTGGCCTGCATGTGTACTGGCCCCTGACGGCCGATGTGCCCGCTGCCGATTGGGTTCCCCACGCCAAGTCCCTCAAGCGCCTGTGCGCGCAACACAACCTGCATGCCGACCCCGCAGTCACTGCGGACGCTGCGCGTATCCTGCGCACCCCCGGCACCCACAATTTCAAGGCCGGGCAATCGCGCGCGGTCCAGATCGTTGCACAAGGTCAGCCGACTGATCTTGGCGTGTTCGCGGCCTGCCTGCCCCCGGCTCCGGTGGACTTGTCCGCTGCCAAGCAGTTCGGGATGGATGACACCTCCCGCGAGATGTCTAGCGGGGACTTCCCGCCGTGCTCGTTTGCCCGGATCGCATCGCGCAGTCTCAAGGACAAGGGCTGTGCCCAGATCAAGCACGCACTGGCGGACGCCGCCGTGCTGGCCGAACCCCTGTGGCGGGGCCTGCTGTCCATTGCGGTGCGGTGCGAAGACGGCCCAACAGCCATCCACACTGCGTCCAAGGCGCACCCCGGCTACACAGCGGCCAACACCGAAGCCAAGGCGGCAGAGACCAAGGGCCCATACACCTGCCAGTGGTACAAGGACAACAACGGCGCGCTGTGCAAAGGGTGCACACAAACCGTGTCCACGCCCCTCCTGCTGGGCAAGATCGTGGTGGCTGCCGAAGTCACAGACGATGCCTATGTGGTCGTGAAGGAGGCCGACGACGAGACCCCGGCAGTGGCCCTCTCAATCCCCGCGTATCCTTACCCGTACTTCCGGGGGACCAACGGCGGCGTGTTCCGCAAGGACCGGGACAAGGAAGGTGATGAGGTTGAAGTTGAAATCTACCCGGACGACCTATACCTGACAGAACGATTCTTCGACTCCGACGAACACGGCAGTGGCGACGGGGAGATGGTGGGCATCAACCTGCACATGCGCAAGGACGGTGTGCGCCGCTTCTTCGCCCCGGTCACGACCTTGTTCTCCACTGAAAAACTGCGCGACCTGTTGGTGCGCAACGGCGTCGTCGCCTACGGCAAAAAACTGGAGCAACTCATGGCCTATTTCGCATCTGCAATCCGCAAGCTGCAGTCGCAATACGCAGCAAACAAGACCCGCAACCAAATGGGCTGGACCCCCGACCTGCTGGGGTTCGTTCTTGGTGAAGTGGAATACACAGCCAACGGCGCGAAGCTGGCTCCACCGGCCAGCGGGACAAGGCAGTTGGCCAGCGCCTTCAAGCCCACGGGCACGCTGGCCGAGTGGAAGCGGATCGCCAACTTCTACGACCGCATTGGCCTTGAGCCGCATGCGCTGGCGCTGTTCCTTGGCTTTGGCTCCCCCCTGCTGCGCCTGATGGACGGCAACGTGGTCAAAGGGGCCATGGTGCACCTCAAGCACAACGGGTCCGGCTCAGGCAAGTCCACCGCCCAGATGGTGGCCAACTCGATCTTCGGGCACCCCGAT